GTTTAGGCTCAAGGGTCGGGGTCTTGTCAGCCTGTTCTGCGTATGATACCGCAAGCATTCGGAAAGCGTCACTAGGGTGCGATGTCCAATCGTGGCGCGGTGACTGCCTGTAGGCTTTCTTATCTTCGTCGTACTCGCGCTGATACTGACGCAGCGCTTCAATGCCCTCTCGGCACTTCTCTGCGTCAAACCACACACGCGGCAGAATCATACGCACAGCCTGTATGCCGCTCTGTACGCCAATGTCGGGAACGACAGCGAGTTTGGCGACATCAAGGTGCGTAGCCAGCTGCTCAATAATGCTCTTGCCCGTCTGCAAGCTCTTGGCTCTGGCGTCGTGCGGCAAGTAGTGTTTGGCGTAGCGGTAAGGCTTCTGCGTCACCGTTTCGGCAATGTCGTAAATGTCAGCGCCAGAGACAGCGTGAAAGTCTATGACGCGCAGTTCCCCGCGCCCTAACTGATAGAACCAAATCGCGGTGTCGTCCCGATAACCCAAGTCCCACGCGGTATACACGGGATAATTGGGGTCGTAAGGCACTTGGCAGATGCGACCCTGCTGCTCTGCCTCTCGCATTTCCTTGCCAAAAAAAGCACCGAGGATCGCAGCCTCAAAGCTGCACTCGTACTCCTGTAGGTACTGATCCTCGGCCAACTGCGCTCTAGCGGCGGCTAGCTCTGTCGCCGGGAGAATCCCGCTGGATGTGGCGGGTAAGCGCAACAGGAACCACTCGCTAGGGATACGAGTGGCGGTTTCGTAAATCTCCCAAAACTGGTTCTTACCTTTGGGCGTACCGCCAAACACCGCCCACCCCTGCTTGTCTGACAGGGCAGGGCGTATGACGTTCCCAAATACGCTTGGCTTAAAGTCACCGTATTCGTCCATGTACACGCCCGAGAAGCCCAAGCCGCGCATTGCGTCAGCGTTGTCGGCACCGTAAAGACGTATCTGGCTGCCGTTCATCAGGGTAATCAGCAATTCCTGCTCGTTCTTGCTCTGGATGATTGGCTCTGCGAACTCCAAAAAATATTGCCACGCAACGGCCTTACTTTGGGAGCGGTAAGGGGCGATGTAGGCGAACAGCCCCCGATCCCCTTGATAGGTGATGGCGGCTCGGATGATGTCGTTAACGGCGGCGACTGTTTTACCTGCGCGACGATGCGCGACGAGGCAAGCCCACCGTTGCGTTCGGTTGTGGAAAGGCATGAACGCCTTTCGGGGGCGATAGGGGATAACTACTCGGGAGCCATCCATGTCACTTCTACCTTGATCTTGTCGCCGTTGTTGCCCGTGTGTTCGTGTCGGGCGAGCTTCGGCACATGGTATTCAATGACATCCATCATGCAGCGCCATGCGGCTTCTGCGCCTTTTGTCTCGTAGATTTCGTCAAGCCAGATGTTAAGACGATGAGCATTGCCGTCTACTAGACGGGCTATTGCCTCTCTGGCCTCTGCGGTTGCCTTGTTGGGCGATCCTTTAGGTCTTGGCATGGCTTATTTATGCACAAATGAAACAATAGTTAAAGAGTGGGCTATTTGCGCCCCAAATCTGACAAGTACTCACGATATGCTATTCCTTTATTGCCACCTCGCCGCCTTATGTAAAACTGCGCGATGTCTGCATCGGAATACCCATACGCCCGCCCAAACTCTATTGGCGAATTTGCGTTCTTCAATCTGGCGATGGCTTCTTTGTCTTTACCCACAATCCAAGAGTCAAATGCTTGTGGGCTTTGCTCTATTGCATACCCTTCCTGTTTTAGGCTTTCCAGTAATTCATCGCCTTCCACCGTATCAGCATCTGCTTGTATTTCAGCAACTTGTGATTGACCTTTTCGCAGCGATTCTAGTTCTTGGGTCGGGCTTTTTGCGGTATGAATTTTTCCCGTCTTTGCCAATGTTTCAAATTCTGCTTCTGTAATTTTTTGCGTTGTGGTTTCTAACGCCTGCGCGATCTTCTGCGGCGGCGCTTTCTGACCGTCCCGCTCCAATATGCGTACTTTCTTTTCCTCGCCGGGGAATACGACAAAGTTGCGGGTGCCGCTGCCGCTTTTGCCTCGGCTCCCTGCGTCCCTATATACAACACCCGGGATGCCTGCCGCCCTTAACTTTTCCGCTATCTGCGCGGGGTATGCTCGTTCTCTTGCGATACTTTCTGGCGTTGAATACGGGAACTCTAGCCTTCTTCCCGTTGGGCTGCCATCCGCTATTCGTAATCCACTAGCGATTGATTCCATTACAAATTTGCCAGAATCGGACGGCTCAAAATCTCCAAATTGTTTAACGGTTTCTTGTATTGCCTTGGATTGCTTACCTAACGGCTTGTCGTAATCAATCATGTTGCCAATCATTTCGTCTGGCAAATCGGCTTTGTACGTCGTGCCGACTGTTTTTCGTAAAGCAACAAGTTCTTTTACTTGTCGGATTTGCTGCCCTTGCAATTTCGCAAGGGTTTTTTCTTCGGCTTTTGACAGTTGTTCCACGCCGCTGCGGCTTTTTCTGGTCAACTCTCCGAGCGTGTTGTATTCGTCTTTTGTCAAATTTGGAGTTTTTAGTTTTTTTACCAGTTCGTCGTCTTGCCATCGCGTTTCACGATACGACGATGCCACTTTTGGGTTTTCCGCAAAGTAAATCCCATGCCCGTAAGCCTGCGCCCCTTCACCCGTTCCTATCTTGCTGGCATCAAACTCACCGAGCGGGTTGGCCTCGGTTGCGGGGAACTTGTGCGGGGTACCGTGGTATACGTCTAACTCCTGCATCACCGGGCCGCCCTTACGTGGGCCAAGCATTTCGCCAATGACCTCGCCTGCGCCTAACGGGCCGCTAGTGGCTTTCTCGGCGGTGTAGCGCAATGCGTCAGCAATCACCGAAGGGTCGCGGATAACGGCTTTACCCGCCTCGTAGACGCCTCTAGCGGTGCCTACGGGGTCGGTGACGATGCTTTTAACGCCCTCTAACTGGTTAGTCAGCCCTTCGCCTAGCCCGATAGAGAGGTTTTCTAGGTTGGTACGAAAGTCAGCCCTCGGGGCGGGCTGGGCGGGGTCTGTGACTAACCCCGGCACCGATTCCATCATTCTGCGGCGGCGTTCTTCCTCGTAAGCGAGGGCAGCAGCAAGGCGGCTGCGGTCAGCGGCCATTTACTTAAAACGCTCCAGCTTGTACGACAACGAGGCAATCTCGCCCACGATCTCGTCCACGATGTTCTGCAAATCGGTGTCTTTCGGCAAATCGCCTCGGATGCCCTTAACAAACGTCAGCAAGCTGTCAGCGTAAATGGCTGCGTCCTTCTGCACCTTGAACCCGTCAGGGTAGTCATCTAGCGGGATGATGCCGTAGTGACCCTGATACGCCTCGGCGTACTTATCGGCCAAGTCCACGATGTTTTCGTAGTAGTGACCGAGTGCCTTGTGAGCGGCGTAGCTTGCGGTGTTGAGGTGCAGATAATGAGCCGCTGTGCTGCTATGGAGCAGTACACCTACGAATTCTGCGGCGTCTTTATGGCTCATTGCGGCGTTAGCCTCAAGTTGGGCAGGATGATTGCAGTCGTAGCATCTCCCATCGCAAAACGCTCTGTCAACTGTCGTTCTGGCGGGTAAACCAGTATCCGATTTGACAGGTTTATCTGCATCGCATTCCAGACGCCCTTTTCTATGCCCTCAAAGTCATCAAGGGTAATGATCGTGTTGGCGTGGAACAGTCGCTCAAGGTGCGTTTTATCGTCAGGCTGTAGCCGACCGTCTATGTGTAGGTGGTCTATCTGCCCGTCTAGTTTAGCGAGCATTTCGGTGCTGCTGCTGTGGTACTGCGTGACGTTCGCGTAAATCGGCAGCTTGAAGTTGTGCGTCATATCGCACGTATGCACCTCGGTGTCGCCGCGAGCCAGCACGAACGTGGACTTGCCGATATACGTGCCAATTTCCACCACGCGCTTTGGCTTGAAGTAGCGTTTAACTGCCCACAGGGCAATTAGGCTGGCGTTATTGGTGGAACCTGTCTGTTTAGCGGGGTCTAGCGCCTCAAGGTCGTCAAGGCGTTGCCACGGCAAGTCATCCAATCCGTCAAAAAGCGTATCCCAGATAGCCCTAGACAGTCGCTTACGATTTAAGTTCAGCATATATTCCTTCCATGCGCTTTGTATTTTTCCACGTTGGCGACGATCTCGCCCTGCCGACCAAAATGGTTGCCAGTATTCATGCCCACAACCCCGGTGCCGAGGTGATCCAAGTCACCGACGGCATGACGCCTACCGTCCCCGGTGTTACGTGGTCGCATATCACCGAAATTGACCGCCAGTACCTCATGCTTGGTCGCACAGGGGCGTGGGCAGATTTGGGGCTAGATAGCCCTGCCCTATACCTTGACACCGACATGATCGTAAACGCCCCCATAGACGTTGTGGGAGCGTTAGGCGAGGGGTCTGTGGCGATGTGTCGGCGGTCATACAACCGGGATGCCATCTTTAACGTCAAACAGCGTGGCTTGGACTTTTCCGAGTACGCAGGCAAGACGCTGGATGAGCTTTATCCGTGGGTAGGGTGCTGCACCATTACCCGTGACGCATCGGTGTGGGCTGACCTGACCGAGTTGTATTACGCCCTTCCCGAGAAATTCTGGCGTTGGTATGGCGATCAGGAAGTGCTGCGCGAATACGCCAAGCGTCACGCGGTCGTGGAGCTTCCCGAGGCGATTTGGGCGGGGCTGCCCGAATTTGGTGGTCGTCCCCTGATTACCCACTACAAGGGTCAACGCAAAAACCTCATCTTGAATGCTCCGGGCGTATAGCCTCGGTGTACCGCTCGTATAGGTCTTTTACGGCGTCCTGTGCGTCACGGGCAACGTAATACTCGCCCCTGCCGTCAAACACGCGCTTAAAGGCTTCCTGCGCCTCCCGCAACTTGCCCTTGGGCATCTTGATTTCTACCCAGCATATCCATGAGGTGCCATCGGGTAGGTCGCGCAGCACCAGTTTGTCGGGAATGCCTTGCCCTGCATTGCCGTAATCCACGACCGTAAACCCGGCTTTGCGGAGGGCCTCGGTGATGATGGCGTCGTTGGCGTCACGGCGGGCGGCGTGTCTCATCGGACTTTTAGCACCCACATTTGTGGGTAGTAATACATTTCGCTAAATACCCCGTTTTTGGCATCTATCATCTTGGTGGCTTCATCCAACAAGTTTGCAATGTGCCGCCGGTCGTTCGGTAAGTTGCCGCCAAAGTGTTTCCTAAATTTCTCGGCGTAATCCGCGTTATAGGTGCAGCTTAAGTCCTCAATGACGTAATAGCCGCCCGAGCGCACCCAGTTCTGGCAATGCACCAGCGTGTCCACAATGTCCTCGGCAATGTGGCTACCGTCGTCTACAAACAAATCGTAATTACGCCGATCTAACGTGCGAGCGTCAGCAATCGTAATCGTGACGTTTGGCAGGTCTTTACACAGGTTGGCGCAATCAGGTCGTATGTCAAAACCTTCAATTTGGCTTTGCGGTAGGTAATTCGCCCACATACGCAACGAGGCACCACACGCCACACCAATCTCGCCCACCCGCAACCGAGCGGTCTTGCGGTTTGGCGTCAGGTCGGCAATTAGCTTTTCGTAGACTTTGGTGTAGCCGTGTTTGATGTTGCCTTTGTCGCTACCGTACAAGTCGGCAAGGCCCGCCAACGATAACTCTGCAAGGTCAACTTCACCCGTTTGCGGCGTGTATTCCTCCGGCGTGACCGTATCAAGGTAACGGCGTACCCCTCCTCGTTCCTTGCCTCGTTGATCGCTCTGCCCAACCATATTTGCCACCATATTTGATTACCCTTGACTCGGTTTAGCGGGGGAATTCGCACGTTTTAACTTCTCCACAGCCCTCTCGCCCCACAACTGCCTCACCAAGCCAATCGCGTCACGATCAGACAAGACAGCAGCAGGGCCAGCCTCGCGCACTAATTCAGCCACCCTTTCACGGTTTACCTCTATGCCTCTCGCTAACTGTGCGTCGTAGAAGCGTAAACGGTTCAGCGGTGACTGTCGCACTAGCTCATTCCACGTTACCAAATTGGAGTGAAGTGAGTGTTCTAGGTTATGACTGGGTTTAACCTTTTCGGTATTAACAGTCGGAGAGTAAGTGTATTCATCACCCATACGTCACCCAAACAGCTCTAGGTTTTGATACGCACCAATCGCATCTTCTGACCAGTATGCGGCGCTGGCGTGGCGCTCAATGCGTTCCATCAAAACGATGGCACGGCTATATCGGCTCGGCGGCGTGTATGGGCCTTTCCACTTTAGGTCTATGCCTACGTTCCGCGCCACGTTACAGCTATCCGCGCTCGCAAACGGGAGCTTGCTGAACACGCCGGGGTCAAGCATCCGTAACCCGTGCAGTTTGGTGCGTGGCAACCCGTTTTCGTCACAAATGACCCGCATTGCCTCTGCTATACGTTTCCACCAGCGGTCGTTGCCAATGGTGGCGTATTCCCCTGACGAACCTAGTGCCAGCCGAGGGTAGGCAACTAACCGTTGCAGGCGATCCAGCGATTCGTGCAAGTGCCACACCGGAACGCTCACCGAGTTTGGCAGCGTCCAACGTGCTAACAGCTCGTCGTTTTGCGCTTCAGAACCATCAATAACGTCAGGGATGACGCACCAATCCACGGCAGGATGTCTAACCCATTTAGCAGCCCAATCAGCGTACCCAGCAAAGTCATACGTTTTGCCTTGTTTCCACGCTGAAAACGCACCGTTATCCAACACAACCGATTGGCAAATCTCTGCCGCCACCTCAAGTTGCTCGGGGTGTTCGTAACTCACCATTGCGTGTTTCCCAGCAAATGACTTTACAAAGTCTTGCATCGGGTTCATCGGTGTACCGTGATAGTGAATCATGGAACGTGCTTCCAACGCTTTCGTGCCATAACATCTTTCACGGCTTTCGGAGTAATACCAAAACGACGAGCTAATGCCTTATCTGTGAGTGCATTTCTTAACCGTTGTGCTTTCCTAATTTTTTTTACGATAGCAACGGTCATGGTTGCCCGAGGATGATCTTCTCCAACCTTAAACCAAGACATATTTAACCTCTCTATGGTTAAGACCCTGATGACTGATGGTGAACTCTGCACGGTTGAGACGGATTACGCCTAACGTGGATCGTGCAGAGATTAGATGACTGACGGAGCCACCCTGCTGTCGGCTACTTTTCACCGGATTGCTCCGGTTGCCATTTGCGCTTCCCGACATCACGCCGCGCACCTACAGGCTGGCTGCCCCGGTGTAGGTTTAAGGTCACTCTGCGCGTGGTTTCCCCGACCAGAGTTCCCGAGTAGTTCGGCGTGGTGGGGTGGTTGACAAGACTAGAACAGCCCGTCAGACTTCCTTCCACGCTTAACCTGCAACCCGAGCGTATAGGTAGCCAGCCTACCGCGTCAACCCCCTTAATCGGGGGTTTGTCGTTTCTGGCCCCTGTAAAAGCCATTACAGCGGCTTCCAGCCTTGCACCGTAGCCATAACGTGCCAGTACCGCACAGGCGGTATACGCCCCTGCTTTACCCATTTCTGGACTGCGGCACGGCTTACGCCTAGCGCCTTGGCTGTCTTGGATTGCGAACCGTAATGCTTCACTAAATCGGTAGGTGTCATAGAGCTAGAATAATTCCTGCCACCCTAGTTGACAACCCTGTAAACCGTGGTAGCATGGGAACCGTTGATAGACACAACGCATCCACAGAAAGGAGCAACCATGACTAAACGCGAAAAAGCATACGCCGCTTACCTAGGCTACCTTGAAGCTTTCAACGCTCGTCATCCCAACAACGAGCAATATCGCCCGCAAGTGGTGTCCGAATGGCAAATGCCTTCTACACAAGACGCGGAAGATATTGGCGGCGCGTATTTATTGACGGATGGCCGCGTCACGAAAAAAGCGTTTTCTGGCAATTATTGTGTTTGCCACATTTACCCTTCCCGCGAGGCTTTTAACAATTTCCAAGAGCCGTTATCAGCAAATCAGTATTACTACTGCTAATAGGAGCAACAGATATGTTCAAGGATAAATACAGCGCCCTCGGCGACTTCTACGCCCTCGGCAACAAGTTCCAAGTTGACGTTGAGTATTCGCAGGACATGGATAACTCCGTGTTCGTGGAGAAAGCCACCATCATCGGCATCTACTTGGACAACGATAAGTACGCCACCGCACTCAACCACAATATCAAGCTGGACATCAGCGACCTGTCAGCCGACGACGAATTCACGCTGACCGAGATTGCCACCCTTGATGCGCTCTGCAACGGGGGTTTGGAATGAAATCTCCTTGGCCGCAATTCATTGCCATTGCCATCCTGTTTTTGATCGCCGCCGCTTGTGACCCGTGTGGTGACGGCGGTTGCACCGTAGCCGAGGAGCGAGCCAGCCATGCAAACTGAACGCCCATACGACGATGACGATAGCTGGTGGCATCAACAAGATTTGGAGATACAGCGGAAAGAAGCAGAAGAACGCGAACAAATGTTTACGGAATGGGTGGAATTAGAAATAGCCGCTGATGCTGAACGCGAGTTGGCGCTGCAAAAGTGGGCAGAGCTAGAAGTCGCATTACAAGAACAGAAGGAGATAAACAATGCAAAGTGAAAACATCGGCGCATTGGCCGCCGCGCTATCCAAAGCGCAAGCCGACATTACGGGGGCGCTGAAAGACAGCAGCAACCCGTTCTTTAAGTCCAAGTACGCCGATCTAGCGTCGTGCTGGGATGCCTGCCGCAAGCAGCTCGCGGCGAACGGTTTGTCGGTGATTCAGACCACGCAGATGACCGAGCAGGGTTTGATGCTCGTCACCACGCTCGCTCACAGCAGCGGTGAGTGGATCGCAGGCCAAATGCCCGTGCTGACCAAAGACAACAGCCCACAGGGGCAGGGCAGCGGCATCACCTACGCCCGTCGCTACGCCCTTGCAGCCATTGTGGGGCTGGCGCAGATTGACGACGACGCCGAAGCTGCCCAAGGGCGTCCATTTACGAACGACCCGCGTGGCGATCTGGGCAAAAAGGTTGACCAGACCAAGCGTGACCAGTTCGTGCAGCAGTTCCGTGGTGCGTTTGACCTAGACGCCGAGGAGAAAAACATAGCCCTTGCCGTGTTAGCGGTGCATGAGGCGCTAAACCCTGACCATGACCTGTATATCGCCGTGGCAGACGTACTGACGGCAAAGGAACGGTCAGCGATCAAGAAGTACATCCAAATGGCAAAGGAGCAGAACCGTGCCTGATGAAAAAGAAATGCCAATTTTGTTAACAATTAAAGATTTAGAAAAAACTTTTCCGTTTAAGAAGGCTTGGGTTTACGACTCTATTGCAAAAGGAAAGTTTCCCGAACCAATAAAGTTGAGCAACAGAAAAAGTGTATGGCACCAAAAAGATATTCTTAACTGGCTTGAAAAAAAGAGGAAAAACCGTGGATAAGTTTGACCCCAATATGCGTGGCGTCCTGTTTAAGAACGACAAAGGCGAGAACGCCAAGCGTCCTGACTTTCGTGGGTCTTGCGTGATCAACAACGTGGATTTCAACGTGTCGGGCTGGAAGAAAGTGAGCCAAAAAACGGGTGATGCTTACTTGTCGCTTAAGTTTGAGGCGAAGGGCGAGGGCAAGCTGTCGCGTAGTGGCGAACCGCAGCGCCAGCCGACCAAGCAGCCGCAGATAACCGAAAAGAACTGGGACGACCTTGATACACCCTTCTGACTTTGAGGCACGGTTTAGGGCTAGTCGCCCGGCAGAGATTGTCGTGGCGACTTACCTACTGAACCTCGGGCATACGGTGACGTTGCCCAAACGTCGTATGGCGAAAGACTTTGCTGACCGCAAAGAGTTTGCCGATAAGGGCGACGTATATGCCTCGGGTAAACGGATAGAGGTGAAGCACATCAAGCATGATTTTCAGTACGAGGCGTGGCCGTTTGAGACAGCCGCTATATGTGCCAAGAAGTCGTTTGATGCTGCCGATCCTCGCCCCGATTACTACTACATCGTCAACGCGAGCCTGACCGTGGCGGCGCTGGTGGATGTGCGAACCACGTTCCCCGATTGGTTGGTGCGGAAAATCACCGACAAGGAGCGTGGGTATGACTACGACGTTTACGCAGTCGCGCCCGAGTATTTAGCGTGGCGGTACATAGACTTTGAGGAACGCTTATGACGGAACTCCCTATCTTCATCGGCTACGACAGCCGTGAGGACATCGCGTATCGGGTAGCGCGGCGCAGTATTGAGCGTCATGCGCGAAACCCCGTGTATATCCAGCCGATTGACCAAGCGTATATGCGCTCGGTAGGACTGTACTGGCGTCCTGACGATCCGCTTTCGTCAACGCAGTTTAGTTTTACGCGCTTTCTCGTCCCGTACCTTTGCGAGTACAAGGGTTGGGCGGTGTTTCTGGACTGCGACTTCTTGGTACGGCATGACCTGACGCAAATATGGCGCTATGTTGATAAAGCGAAAGCGGTCTTTTGCGTACACCACGACTACAAGCCTACCGAGTCGGTCAAAATGGATGGCAAGGCGCAGCATCCCTACGCTCGCAAAAACTGGTCGTCGTTTATGTTCATCAACTGCGAGCATGAGGCAACGCAACGCCTCACGCCAGAGCTGGTGAACAGCGAGACGGGGATGTACCTGCATCAGTTCAAGTGGTGCGCTGACGATCAGATTGGCGAGCTACCCATGACCTTCAACTACCTTGAGGGCTGGCACACCAAAGTTGACGAACCTGATCCGGTGTGCGTACACATGACCCGCGGCGGGCCGTGGTTCCCCGGCTACCAAGATGTTGAGTATGCCGAGGAGTGGAAAGCGTACACATGAGACGGTTTTTATCCCTTGGCGCTGGGGTGCAGTCGTCCACGTTAGCCCTAATGATTGCCCACGGCGAGCTTGAGCCGGTGGAAGGGGCCATCTTTGCCGATACAGGATGGGAGCCTGTGCGGGTGTATGAGTGGCTAAATTGGCTTGAGTCCGAAATACAGCGATGCCCGCACCCGTTCCCAATTTATCGGGTGTCAGAGGGCAATTTGCGCGAGGATCAAATCAAGGCCACTAACACGACTGGGCAACGATTCGCTGCCGTTCCGTGGTTCTTAAAAATGCCAAACGGCGACACGGCGATGGGGCGACGACAATGCACCAGCGAATACAAAATCAAGCCAGTCCACCGAAAACTGCGCGAATTGCTTGGCTACCAAAAAGGCGAACGCATCCACAAGGGCGCTTGCCAGTTATTAATGGGCATTTCGTTAGACGAAATTTTTCGTATGAAACCGTCAGGACGGCAATGGCTAGTCCATACGTGGCCGTTGATTGACCACCGCATGAGCCGCCGAGATTGTTTGTCGTGGATGGAAAACCGGCAATACCCTATGCCGCCCAAATCGTCTTGTATTGGCTGCCCGTTTCATTCTGACCACGAATGGCGGTTGATTAGAAACGACCCCGAAGCATGGGCAGACGCGATAGCGGTAGATGCTGCAATTCGGAACCCGACCAACGGCATCAAGGGGCAGCAGTTTATGCACCGTTCTTGCGTTCCGCTGGCCGAGGTTGACTTGTCTACCGCTGCTGATCACGGGCAAACGGATATGTTTAACAACGAGTGTGAGGGGATGTGCGGCGTATGAAGCGCATTTTCCCCAAAGGCACAACGCCCGAGCAAATGGCGGCTGCCGTTATCCGCATGACGCAAGGGCTAGACCCGAGCAAGGTGTGGGCGGTGGAAGTGGCCGAATGGAAGAAGCCCAAAACCTCACAGCAGCTGGCCTACCTCTGGGGCGTGGTTTACCCAATGATTATGGAGGCGGGTGGAGAGGCGTTACAGGGCTGGACACGCGATGACCTGCATGAGTATTTCCTTGGCGAGATATTCGGCTGGGAAACGCTCACAGGGCTTGGCAAGAAGCGTTTGCGACCACTCAAACGAACATCACGCATGACTAAACAAGAATTCACCGAATTCTTACACGGCATTGAGAACAGGCTGATAGAGCTTGGCATCGGGCCGTTACCGGAGCCGATCTATGCTGCGTAAAGAAGCTAAAGGGCGTGGATGCACCGTGCGTATACCGGGCGTCTGTAACTTCAACAGCGAGACGGTCGTGCTGGCGCATATCCGCGTAGCAGGGGTGTCGGGCATGGGGCTGAAGTCACCCGATCTGCTCGGTGCGTGGGCGTGTAGTGCCTGCCATGATGAGTGCGATTCTCGTACGCATAAAAGCGGGCTTTCACGCGACGAGTTACGCCTAGCGTTATACGACGGTATGGCTCGCACGATCATGCAATTACACAAAGAGGGGTTGGTATGAACTTTTGGGCTGACACGCCTTATCTCACCGCGTACGTGCGTAACGAGTTCCTGCACGACCATGAGAAGGGCAAAGGTGAATTTACCCTTTGCACGGTATTTGGTTTTCGTGCTGAACCCATGCGCGTACCCTACTTTCAAATCATGTTGGAGTCAGGCGCACAATGGGCGCGTATCCCGATTCACGCGCTCTGTAGCAAGCCCTGCCCCGAAATGGCGTTACAGTTGACGGTATGGTGGGATAGCTTTAGCCGCAACTGTCAGGTCAAAGAGGTGGCGTTCCTGCGTAACCACCGCGTCAAGGCTATAGGCCGTGACGGGGTGCAGCGACCGGGGACGTACCTGATGACGGTATTCTGGTGTGATGGCGGTTGGTCGGAAGTGCCAGACCAGAGCAAAGACCATCACATCATTGCTTTAGACTCGGGGCAATGGATTGCCTACCCAAACAACAGGTTGTTATGGGCTGACCCGAGTTGGATCAGGGGGGAAGTGCCGAGGGATTGGCGCTCCCCCTCTGATAACTATAGCGTGGAGGCACTACCGTGAAACGGCTTATAAGGGCTTTATGGCGGTTCTGGCGCGAACGTAGCGCCGAGGCTAACCGAGAG